GGCTGGATAAGACTCAAAATCATTTTCATAACCGTGCTTTTTCCTGCGCCGTTTCTCCCTAGATACATACTGAGCTTTTTCTACTACTATCCCCTCGCTCAATATCGGCACTATAACTATAACCTTATCTGGGAATATCTGTACCTGCTCTAAGTGCTCTAAGAGGTATTCTACTTTTAATTTCTCATTACCATCTACATATCTGGATACCTCCTCATCTATGTTAGCCAGTACCTTATCTATCTCTGCAATATCTCCAGAGTTAGCCTTATTCTTTTCTGTTTCTGCTTTGAGCTGGATGATCCTCTCATCTAACTCCTCTGCTTTTTTCTGGTATTCCTGTTTATTTAGGATCCCATCTAAGTAGGCATCCAGTAACTTACTTTTTCTGGAGAGCTCACGCTGTAGATCTGCCTCTGTATGCCCTCCATTTGCCTCTAGGAGCTGTTTTCTGAGCTTAGTAAGCCAATTTATCATATCATGCTTTATTGTGTCTGTATTTGCCTGTAATCGCTCTGATACTACCCCCATTATCTCCATGAGGGAGTTATAAGAGATATTTTCATTATCACAGCCTAAAGGATTTATCTCTCCAGCTTTCCCCATCGTGCTATCTCTTTTTCTGGTTCTCCTGCCTTTAGTCTGCTTTGTACTGCATACCCAGTACTCATCCTTAGATACTCTCTGTTTCCTCCAGTAAGGAGCCCCACAGATACCACATACCAGCTTACCACTAAAAGAGTATCCGCTGGTTTTCTTGCCTCTCCTGTCGGATCCTGTGGCTATTACTCTCTCCTCATGGATCTTACAGATTAGATCCCACTCCTCCTGTGTGACTATCGGAGGGAGAGCGTTTTCTACATATACCCACTCCTCCTTAGGAAGTTTTATAGTTTGCTTACTCTCAAAATCGTGTCTTTCTTTGTTTATAATCATGGTACCTACATTTTTACAATCATATACAAATTTAGGTATATCCATAGGTTTCCACGGTTTCCCTACCGTGTTACGGTATCCAGCATCATTAAGCTCCTTAGCTATGAGGGTAGATCCTTTTCTTGCCATAATTCCCTCACACATGAGCCTCCTTACCTTAGCCTGTTCTGGATTTATATAATACTTACCATCTTTTTTATCCCATCCATATACATTACCACTACCCTGTAAGGCTATCTCCTGCCCCTGTCTGGCTTTTTCTATTCTATGATCGTGGTAGTTATGGAGTTTCTTACTAAGATTTCTACTAAACTCCTCCGCTATAATCGCTCGTACACCTGTGATAAGAGCATCATCTGGGGAGTAAAATTTCCCATCCATGTACATAAACAGGAGCTTTCCTGTCTGTACTACCCTGTTAATAAAGAGGTACCAATCCAGAGTATTTCTCTGGAGCCTCTCTTGATCCTTGATTACTACAATATCAAATAGATCCTCATACAGATCCTCATAGAGCCTCTGGTAATCATCTCTGCCCTTTACCATCGTACCGCTCTTACTGCGATCAATATACTCTCCTACCAGTTTCCAGCCATGATCCTTAATACATCCTCTATTTTCCTCAATCTGGAGTTCTATAGCGTTTAGCTGTTCCTCCTCCGCTGTAGATACTCTGGCATAAAATACCGCTCTCATACCAATAGTATCTTTTATATCCGTTATTTTCCTGTATGCCATCCTGTTTACCCTCCTGTAATAGTCCTGTGAGCTCCTGTGTGCCTCATACAGCCACTTTTATATATTAGGTGTAGACTTCTTTACTCTCGATAAAATAGAGGGCTTTATGAGGCTGTTTTCAGTTCCTATCTATTATACACCCCTTATATACTAGATACAACTAAAAAATGAGGGCTACCAGCATTTTACAGCCAGTAGCCCTCTATATGAAAAAATATTAAGGAGTGCCTAAAGGATTAAGGTAACTTGATTACCTGCCCGATGTTAATAAGGTTTTTATTTTTGATACCATTGAGCTTAACCAGAGTATCTACAGTAGTTCCATACTTTTTAGCGATCTTGCTAAGAGTATCTCCCTTAACTACTGTGTAGGTCTTAGCGGATCCTCCGCCTGTCTTACCAGAAATATCTCCAGCATTTACCCAGCCATATACAGTAGAGCCCTTACCAGAGATAGCCTGTAAATGATAAGGATGTACCGCACCCTCAGCCTTGTTAGTTACCTTAGCCTGTCCTGCCTTACATCCGTATGCAACGCCATTAGCTGTAGAGCTGGTATAGTGGAGGCATCCTGTAAAGTTTACAATATCTCCAATATTGTAAGAGCCCCCTCCGTTACCAGATGGCTTAGGAGCCTCCTCTTTAGTAGCCTTAGAGCTGTACTTAGGAGTAACAAAGCCTCTGATATACTTACCGTTTACTGCAATATCTCTATAGCCTACAGCGTTACTCTTGTTACCCTCGATAACCTTAATAACGCCTCCAGATACAGATACTACAATACCGATATGATCCGCACTACCTGTATTATCTCCTACTCCGTTATCATCCCAATCATAGAGGATCATATCTCCAGCGGATGGAGTGTAAGCATCATTCTCTACCCATATACCCATATTCTTAGTAAGCTGGATAAACTGATTACAGCCACACTCTCTAGGGATAATATCTGTAAGCCCTGCCTTAATACCTACAGCGGATGCAAAAGTAGCACACCACGCATCTGTATACTTTACAGCATAACTTCTAGGGAGTGGCTTACAAGCGTTATAAGTATCAATAATCTTTTTATGGGATCCGTCACTCTCTTTACAGCCTAACCAACCCTTAGCGATCTCAACAACCTTTGATCTGATTTCTTTCTCTGTCATAATAATACCTCCGATCTAAACACTTAAAAAGGAGAGCCCTGTAAAGGCTCTCCCTGTCTGTCTGATAAATATATTTACTGTGGAGCTGTATAGCTCTTTGCTCTGGCACTATCACCCAATCCCTTTGTAGTCGGATCGTTTAGAGTGTTCCAAACCGATACAACCACTAAAGAGAGTACATAAGGATTAGAGATAGCTCCTACAATGAGCTCTCCTACCTTACTCCATGTGGTAAGATCCTGTGCTGTAAGTCCTGCATACGCAAGCACAGGAGTTAAGATACTAAGTACAATCTGTACCCAGAATACAGGATTTTTTACTCTAACTTTTAAATTCATATTGTACCTCCTTGTGAGTTTGTTTATAAGTTGCTACGATACCTCAAAATGAGGTAAAGAGATAAACTGGATCCCCTCCTTACTTTAACCCTACAGAAACCGCTAAGTATCCTAAGATAAGTGTTACAAGCCCTGCCACAATAAGCCACTTGAATTTCTCCCACTTATCCCCATCCTTACTCTCCAGCTTGTTAAGCCTCTCAATGGTTTCATTCAGATCCCCACGCATATACTTAACCTCAGTAGCCAGCTCTTTTATAGCTCCGACCATCTCAGTATTACTTTTGAGTATATCATCATGCTCATTAAGTCTTTTAGTGTTACTCTGAGCTCTAGCCTCTACCTCAGTAAGTCTGTGCTCGATGTTAATATCTGCATCTGTAGCCATAACCATAAGATCCTCCTTTCCGCCATAATAAAAGGGAGAGCATTTAGCTCTCCCTGTGGCTTATTCTGCAAGCTCTGGTAAATCAAGATCAATGAGGATCTGCTTAACCTGCTCTCTGATTACCGCTGGTACATCATTGATCGTCTTTTTGCCCTTTACAATAAGGGTAGCGTAAATTACTGCCATAGCCTTTACCTCCTTTCTGAGTATTGTTTTTAAGATAATATTGAGTAACATTACTCATTATCTCCGTCTAAGATTTTCTGTACCTCTTTTCTAAGAGCCTTAGGTACATCATTGATAGTCTTTAATCCCTTACGGATCAAAGTAGCGTAAATCTGAGCCATAATCTTTCTCCTCCCTCTTAGTTAGCTGATAACCCTAACATTTGCTCATACACATCTGCTAAGGCTAACTGCATATCTGTAGTTTGCTCCTCTAAGGAGCTGTTTTTCTCTGCCATGAGCTGGATGTACTCATCTTTCTCATAGATCTCCTGTGTTTCGATCTCAAACCCATCAAAACCAGAGCTAAGATCTCCATCCTTAGCCTCCTCATGGATCTCTTTGATACCAGTATTCACATATACATGGTAATCATCAATTTCAAGAGGCTTTACGCTCTCCGCTGTAGTTCTTACGTTTACAAATTTCTGCATTACCTTTTACCTCCTTTAAGTAATAATTGTGCATATATTCTACATTAGGCTCTACATATTTATGGTATAGCCTAAAGCTATCACAATGCTGTAGCCAGCCCACATAGCTATTAAATGAGCACCACTCACTATAAGTAGGGCTCACATTGTTTTCTCTTTTACTGGAGATGCTAAGCATCCTACGCTTAAATGTTTTGCAAGTTGATTTTCTAAGTAAGGTATACTCTCCGAAAAATCTATAGCCTACAAAATCTACACCTCTTACCTTAGTAGGAAATACCTGCCAGTTATGCTTAAGCACCTGCTTAAGATTTACCGCCATAAACTCATCTAACTCTCTTTTGAGTTTGTGTAATTCCTCTTTACTGCTACCGAAAATAACCATATCATCCATGTATCTAAAGTAGTACTTAACGCCCTTAACCTCTTTGAGCCAGTGATCTACTACAGATAAATTAAAATTACCGTCATACTGGCTAACATAGTTTCCAATGGGAATACCTACGCCATCCACAAACTCTCTACCATTATCGTCTATGATAATATTTACTGCCACACCTAGCCTCTGGAGGATTTCTATATTTTCCTCTGTGGCTGGACAAGTACTAATACTATCTATGATCTCATCCATTAACCAGATAAGCTCCTCATCCTTAAAGAGCTCTCTATACTTAGCCTTTAGTACATCGTGTACAATGCTGGGATAATACTTTCTTACATCCAGCTTTAAGCAATACTTTGTAGCCTCTGGATCTGATACTAAAATACTGGGTATCCACTTCTCCGCTACTACTTTTCCATCTTTCTTAATCTTTTTCTTATACCCTCGTAACTGATTGATAATAGGCTGGATCCCTCTGTTAGGGATTGCACTATAGGTATCCTTTGTCATGGAATTAAGTAAGTAGGGCTCTATAACCTGTAAGATAGCCCATTGACATATACGGTCTGGATAGTACGGTAACTTATAAATCTCCCTCTCCTTATTACTCTCTTTCTTTGTAAAGATTTCATATTCTGAGGTATGATACCTGTGTTCTATTAGATTTTCCTGTAGCCTCTTTAGGTAATGATCCAGATCTTTCTCTATACACTTTACCTCTGCATACCACCCTTTACCTCTCTTTGCGTTCTTGTGGGCTTTTCTAAGATTATCCATATCGCATATCTTAGAAAATAAATCTCCAGTATCTTTCATGTGTTTTGGCACCCACCTTATCATAATTTTGTATGTGCATAAGAGGGAGCTAACTACCTGTTGTAGTACCCCTGTGCTATCGTTCACATAACAATCAGTTCTTAGCTTGCTAGGCTAACATGGTTTACGGATCTCTCCGCACATAAGCACCCTCTTAGCTATTTTTTACCGCTCCTCATAGAGGAGTTTTATGTTTTGGCAAGAGCCACGGTAGCTAAATCTCACTTATATAAATAAGTGTCGTGGTGTAACACACTTTTACTATTTTTCTTTTTATATGCACATATAGTAAGTGACTGCTGATATTCCGATTGCGATTAGAGGAGGTATTATTCAGATTAAGATACCATGCACCACATTTAGTACCATTATTCCATTTACCACCTAATTTAGTAACACGAAACGCCTTTTAGCTACCGACAAAAAGGGTAATAAAAAAGAGCTTTACAGCCCTCTCTATTACCCTTTTTGATTTCTTTATTTTGTTGAGTTTATGATGCTATTGTTATGCACTGATCTTTGTCTGAGGCACATACAGCAAGCGACCGCCGATATCCCGAGCGCGAGTAGAGGAGGCAGCATACAGATCAAGATACCATGCACCACACTTAGCACCATTATACCACGCACCACCCAACCTAGCAACACGAAAACCATCATTGTTATTCCAATAATAATCTCCTACTGGGAGGTTAGATGCACCGTTATGCTCCGCACAAATGAAAAGATCTGGATGATCCTCATCATATCCAAAGCCACTAATATAGCCCTCTCCTGTAGCAATATTAAAATCTAAGGCTTTGTATCCATCGGCTGTAGTATCATCCTTACACTCTCCATAAGGCTTAATAAAAGCATTGTATACTCCGCTTGCCTTATCGTTATAAATATTGATAGCATCCAGCCAAGTCCAGATATTACCCCAGAGGTTTTCCTCTCCTCTGTAAGATACTGAGCACTTACCGTCTACTCCAGCGTTAGGATCAATACCAGAGCCATTACCTAAGCCAGAGGTAGCACCTGTTACTACAGCCATGTTAGTAGATCCATCGTCTGTAAAAGTACTTACGCCCTGTCCGATAACGCTTTGAGCGTTCATAGAGGCATACTCCACTAAGATAAGCCACTGAGTAGCTGTAAGAGCGAAAATGTTATGAGATTTCCAGCCCTTACCTCTGTTAGTACAGAGCTTTCTTACATTTGCTCTAGTGAGGTTCTGTGTAAGTCCACTGGCTGGCTTAGCACCTGCGATAGATGAGAGCATATCTGTAGCAAAATCCGCTACCTGCTCATCTGCCTTAAGGTATGCTCCAGCGGAGGTATCAAAGATAGATCCCTCAAAAGCTGAGAGGTAAATCTTATCCTGTAAGATACCGTTATCATCTAAGAAACCATCCACAGGCTTAAATCCTGCCTTAGGTGTAGAGCTAATATAAAATCTAGCCTTATCATATTTCTTACCTCTACCAGAGGAGGAAACGCTGGATTTTACAGGCACAACCTTAGTATAGAATAAAGGCTGTTCTACCATAGTCTGTACCTTAGTACCGCTAGGATATTCTGTAGTACCCTTTGTAATGGTAGCTGAGGTAGCTCCTGCCTCTGAGTAACCTGTTTCCCCTCTGTAGGCTACCATAACGCCCTCATTAGTAAGGTTACATCTCTTTCTACCACCCCACGGAGTGAGCTTATCAAAATCTGCACCAGATGTAAGATTTTCTGCTCCTGCTAATCTTGTAAATTTCTTATTTACAAAATCAACCTCCACTCCGTATACATCGGAGCTCTCATAGCCTACAAAGCTCTTAACATCATCAATCTGCTCCTGTAAATTAACGATCTGAGCTACTGTAGCTCCAGCGGTAGGATCTACATTTACCTTTACGCTAGAGGCATTAGATACCGCTGTTACAAGATCCACCATAAGAGAGCTTACACCGATACCATTAAATGGAGGCATATAATCCGCTGTAGCGGTACTCTCATCTGCTACTGAGATACTGTAGAGGATCTCTCCAGCCTGTGGATCATTTGCATAAAGTCCTAAGTTTCTTACATAATAACCCTGCCCTAAGGTCTGATTAGAGAAACTAGCGGATACTGTAACATTAGATCCATTCTTTCTCACTACAGAGGCTACCTTTTCCTCCTGTTTGATAGTACCGATACCTGTCATACTTGCCAGATCTCCAGATAACTTAGTATCGGATACCTTGATCTTAGTAA